GAAAAATTTGAAAAAGGAGACCTCACACGATGGTGAGATTCTCTACTCGACGTCGTCTTCGAGGGGATAATGTATGCGCTGTGTGGCAGAGGCGTGGTAGTAGCCTGCCCATGGATGGGTCACCAGAGTCGGGTGCATCCCTATTGCTGCAGCCTTTGCTTCACGGGTGAGTGGGGAACGTTTCACAGCCGCCTGCCAACACCGTTTCTCCGCAGCAGGCCTTGTTGTGTCGGGGTGCGCTTTGAAGATGAAGGGGGGGCTGTGTTCACAGAGGGGCAAGGCTCGTAGGGCTTTCCGCTGCTGTTTGTTGAGCCAGGTGCGGTATAGGCCTTTGTATGCATCGTCGAGAAGTTGGGATCGCAACCGCTGCTGCTGACTCCTTGTAGGGCGCCATAGGCTCTGCGCTTGAACGTATTCCTCCGCTGCTAGTGCAGGCATTGAGAGGTTTTCGACACTCCGTGGGGGGAGGGCCACTCTGGGAGAGCCACCTATGTAGGGGTGGTCTTCCCCCAGTGCCGCCCTCCAGTCGAAATGGAGGTCTATGGAAGTCTCGTGTGGGCCGAGTTTTTCTATGCACAGTCGGCGCAGTTCTCCCCACGTTGCATATGGGGTGTGGGTGAGGGAATTCAGATGCAGCCAGTTGAGTCTGCTAAGCTCCCTATGTCTGGGCTCGCGCTTGGCAATGGCCCCTTCATGGAGTTCAGGTGTGGGACAGAAGACCCACACTTGCCAAGATGGTGGCAGCTGTTCGGGGCTGTGGGCTAGTAAGGGGATGCGCCAGTCGTGCCTGTCAGCCACGGCCTCTCTGTACCATGCGTTCCCAGCATCCCAGTCCTCAGCATCCCTCCATTTGGCCAGCTGCTTCTGGTCAAGTGGGGCTGGGAGGTCGTCGATATCCACCCAGCCCATCTCTGCAGCTAGTGTGGTCTTCCCACCACCTGCTGGAATGCAGAACGCGGTGGGAGAAGACGCTCCCGGGATCTTTTGCCTGTATGTGCGCCCGAGTATGTGTTTGAAGAGATCTTCGATGACCGCAAGGTCAGCGCCTCTGCGGACCAGTTCGACAGCGTGGTCGGCCGCAGCTGTGGCAAGGCTGTTGAAGTCGAGCGCGCTCTGCTTATACCAGTTTCCCATTGTCAGTGTGGCTGTAGCGGCTGCAAGAGGTTTTGCTAACCGTCCACGCTCATTCTGCCACTGGAGGAATTCATGCCGCTGCTTACCAACCATCTGTTTGCTTGGGTTGAAGTGCCATCCACCCTGGACGTGTAGCATATAATAGACCACTAGATCTTTGAAGCTGTGGTGGAGAGCATCTTCATCATCACCGCAGTAGAACTTCCGGATTGGGGGTCGGCAGCCCAATGCAAGCATCTGCCGTTCAACAGTGCGTGCGTAAGCAGCGTGGAGCATGGTGTTGTCGCGCGCTGTGTTCCTGTGGCCGCTCCAGAGCCCTGACCAAGAGCGCTCTGCGGTTGAACCTGGGTGGATCACGAACCCTCGGTGCCTAAGCCTGGCAAGGTGGAGGGCGAGAATGATCTTCTGGAGATCACCTCCACGCCCACTCTTTTTGGCTTCAAGGAATGCTTGTGCTAGTGCCAGGTCAACGAGAGCCAGTTCGTTGTTGCTGTGTTCTTTGTTGAAGTTGTGGTAATCAAGCGAAAGCCACATACGTTCACCATGCAAGCGTGCCTCATTGTCGGCTTCAAGCCAGTCCTGTACGTCTTCTGGGCGCTGAAGGGGCTTCATACCCTGCTGGGTCATGGCTTTCTCAACGCCAGCGCTGACATAGGACGCTGCCCAGGCAGTCACGTCACGCTGCGCGTAGAGAGCACGCTGCTTCTTCCCAGGTTCATGCTTGGTGCTACAGCGGGCCACATCGTACCGCTGGGCTAGTAGCTGCCCAGCAATGTAGCTCTTGCTGAGTGCCTGCCACACTCCCTTCTTGTTGGGGCGGTCATTGCTGGAGATCCTCCTGTCTGCTGCTTTGCTTTCGTCGAGTGCATGTCGTTCGGAACTGCTTCCTCCTGGCAGTGAGATGGCTCTCTGACTCCAATAGTCTTGAAGGGACTGGTTGAGTGTGTGCTGCGGGAGTGCCCACACAATGGAACGGGCGCTCTCTAGCAGGGCAATATGGATGGCCTGCAGATATTTCCTCCGCGAGCCTTTGAGGGTTCGCCAGCTGTAGGATGGGAGAGCTGCCTTGCGCTCTGCATCCCAATCGGCCTCCGCGAGATCCCTCCCAAGGAGGTTTCTGAACTTCGCGAGCAGTGGGCCGATGGGCTCCCCAGCAGGCTCCCCTGCTACCTTGCCAACCTGGCGCAGCTCCTCTAGCCACGGTGCGCAGGCAGTGCGCAGCTCCGCTATTGGCCAGCAGTGCCAGCGCCAGCGGAGGATCTGGTCACGATGCATGGGCTTCAGCAGCAGTAGGAAAGTTCCCAATGCTGCTACAGCCACTTCCTGCTGCCCCTTCTGTGCTACGAGAAGCTGATGGACCCAAGGCTGCTCAGCATAAGCCTTGAGCGTTGCAACCCCAACCCGCACTTGGGACGCGGGTCCTGCAGGGGGGGGTTCATACCACTCATGGAGCGCACTGGGAAGTGGGTCGAGTTTGGGTGTTTCTCCGTCCCAGAGCAGAGGCTCTAGGGGTGGTCTCTCACCACCTGGTAGGAGCTGCGGGAACAGGGCAGCGGCAACTCCCGCGCTGCAATCTCGGCAGCCTGAGGCTACTGTCCTGATGAGTGATGCAATCGCCACACTGGTGGCTCCTGATCGTCCGCAGGTGTTGCAACGCCAGCTTGTGCTGCGGGTGGGGCACTCTCTGGTGCTGTGGTCCCGGTCCCAGTAGGTTCGCTGGTGGCCGGCAAGCTGGCAGGCGCAAAATCCTCCGCGGGAGGCTCCATGGTCTCTGGACCTTGCGCTTCCTGCACGAGGAGCTCGAGGTCCTTTACCAGCTCACCCTCAGTGATGGGTTGAAGATGGTCTGGAAGAGCTGTTCCCCGTGCAGCATCAAGTGCGGACATGTTCAGCCGTCCAAGGTGGTGCACGAGCTCCCACCACTCATGGCTGGCGAAGGCGGTCTTTATGCGCTCCTGGTCGGCCGAGGAGGTGAGCATGTCGGTCGCCTCATCGATAGAAAGCGCGGGGAGGCCGTGGAGGCCTCTTGCGGTCTCAGCTAGCCAGTTGGCCGTCCCACGGAATCTAGCTGCTTGCCCGACAGTGGAAAGCCTGTCAGCCGCGCGACTGATGAGGAGTGACATTGCATTGAGTGCTTCCTCCCTCCTTTCTGCCTCGACCAGCATCAGCATGGATAGAAGCGGTTCATGATCATCCACTTCACCGCACATTTGGATGAGTGCCCGGTCACGGTCTGTGGGGTTCTGCTGTAACATGGCTTGGGAGAGGCGATCCCAGACAGTTCCGGTGACATCTCCTAGTATGTCACGGAGGGGGCCCAGGTGGTCTTCTGATGCCGTGTTCAGTGCGCGCATAGCTTCAGTGTCCTTGGCGACCTTCGCTCTGGTGAGATCGACCTCGGGGAGTGTATCTGGCCCAAGCATGGTAGTGGGCTCTTCCTCAGGGCTCTCCAACTGATAGAGTGAGGTCCATTCAATGTCCCAGGTGGTCGAGTTCCAGTACTTGTGGTAGTTTTGCACATGGTACGCATCCTTGCCGCTGTCGACCTTGATGACAGTCTGAAGTTTCACATTATCCAACACCTGTTGGAGGCAGAACTGCCCATCCTTCACCCTCCCACGGTAGTTGAGCCTGGGGATGATTGGGACAACTCTGGCAGAGCCCTCTTGGAAGTTTGTGATGCGCACTCCCATCTTCACATTGCTGAATTGTGCCGCCCAGTATAACCCAGCACTCACGGTCTTGGAGTTGGTGATCAGGTGAGGGGAGACCCAGACATTGCTGGGGAGATGGTCACTGGGGATTGGGGCCCGTTGGATCCCGAAGAACCCGCATTCCTCAGGGAGGGTGCTGGTGAAGGGGATCAGCTCTTCCCACTGCACTGTTCCCTGCAGACCCAGCATAGCGTTGAGGGCAGCCGGAGTCCTGAGCGAGGTGAGCGAAACGCTCTGCAGGACAGCAGGGAGCCTGAGACTCAAAGCTTGTGAGGCCAGGTCGA